ATCTTCGTTGGATCAAAGAACAATGACGCGACGGTAGACGATGCGCCGCTTTCTGATATTGCTGATGTGAACATTGCCCATTACCGCAACTCGGCAGACTACGAAGAATCGTGCTTCTTGACTGGCCAACCAACCCTGTTCATCACTCATAGCCTGTCGATGGAGCAGTGGTTCGAGTACAACCCCAACGGGATCAAGTTAGGATCTAGGGCGGGTCATGTGCTAGGTGAGGCAGGAAGCGCCACATTGGTACAGGCTGACCCCAATAACCTAGTTTTAGAGGCAATGAAGGCCAAAGAAAACGCAATGATCGCCATTGGTGCGCGTATCGTCACGGATAGGGGCGGGAATGAGACAGCAGAGGGCGCTAGAATCCGATTCGCNAGTGAAAACTCNGTTCTAGGCGATATTGTCCACAACTTNAGCCAAGCTATCGAACAGTGCTTNGTATGGTGCGGNGAATTCATGGGCGTTGGTGATNTGNCAGAGTTNGAGATCAACCGAGAGTTNTACGACAAGTCTGTTGACCCGCAATTGCTCATGTCAATGGTCACGCTCTTAGATCGGCAGATTATCAGCAATCAGGACATCTTTGACCGACTGAAAGCAGGGGGAATAATCGACGCTGATCGACAGCTCGAAGACATCAAGGAAGAACTCGGAGAACTGGCCCCGCTAGGCTAACCCATGTCAACCAATGACAAAATAGAAGACGCCGTCACACGCCATCAGGTGTTTATCATGCGTTACTCGCAAGGGCGTGAGCGTTTGGCCGATGACTATGTGGAAAAGCTGATAGAGGCCGTCACAGAGCGTCTAGGGGCGGATATAGCCACGGTTTCACCGGCTAGGCTGGATCAGATCATCGCCGAAGTGGCCGAGGAGATAAAATCCCAGTCTGAGGAGTACGAAAAGTCCGTTGTCGATGAGATGCTGGAGTTTATCGGGTATGAATCCGAGTTTAACGTCAACCTCTTAGAAAATGCCGCCGCTGCCGTTGCAGTGACCGCCCCAGCCTTGGCAATCCTACAGGCCGCGATGCTACTGAGACGAATGCCGTTAGAACCCGATAGATCGTACACCATAAACGAAGCGTTGCAGGAATACTCTGGAAGAAAGTCCAGACAGATAGTCCAGACCATCAGGGACGGCGTAACCCTTGGGCAGACATCCGAGGAAATAACTAGCAATATCAAGAACTTAACTAAGTTACAGCAAAGGCAAGCGGCAACACTTGCTAGAACCGTCACAAACTATACAAGCGTCCAAGCTAGAGAAGTGGTTATGAGGGAGAACCCTGATATAACTAATAGTTATAGATGGATTGCGACCTTAGACGGTAGAACCTCTTTGATCTGCGCGAGCAGGGATCAGCAGATATTTAAAGAAAGCAACGAAAGCCCAAAGCCTCCAGCGCACTTTAACTGTCGCAGTACCATAGCCCCAGTCGTTGAAGGGGACTCAGCGGACCAATTTAGAGCCGCTCTAGGAGACTCTGGAGCGCAGCAAGTAAGTAAGAGCACTCGATACGAAACATGGCTTAGACGGCAATCTAGAGCGTTCCAGACGGAAGTTTTGGGGGTTACGAGAGCTAAACTGTTCCGAGAGGGGCGAATCTCAATTGGGCGCTTTGTGGATGCACAAGGGGCAACTTTGACGCTCGACCAACTCAGGAAACTGGAGCCTATGGTCTTTGAGGACTTGGGCATTTAATACGCCAGAGGCGTACATTGCAAACTAGAGGTGAGCAAATGGAAGCGTTAAAAGACATCGAGTTAGATGATGACGTAAAAGGGAAGATTGCGGAGCAAATTGAGCAAGAGCTGCAATCACGGTTAGATCAGGAGGTTTCTGGCCTAAAGGCTAAAAATGATGAGCTGATCGCTGAGAAACGGAAAGCCCAAGAGGCGACCGAGGCAGCAAAGGCTAGGGCCAAGCTGGAAGCTGAGGAGAAGGCTAGGGCTGAAAACGACTACAAACAACTGTTTGAATCGCAGAAGCAAGAGTCGGATACCCTGCGAAAGACCATCGAGAAGATGAATTCGGACATTTCTAGGTCTAAAATCGACCAAGAGGCTGTAAAAATAGCGTCAGGCTTGACAAAAGACACAAGTCGCGCAAAACTATTGCAACAACAGATTAGCCAGAGGCTAACCCTAGTTGACAATGAGATTCGAGTGGCAGATGAATCGGGGCAGTTGACCGTTTCAACACTTGATGACCTCACTAACTCCATCAGGCAGAACTTCCCGTTCTTGGTTGATGGCAGTCAAGCAAATGGCGGCGGGGCCGTCAGAGCGCAAGGCAGAGCTGAAGCGCGATCCAAAGAAATGTCACGAGCTGACTTTGATGCACTACGTCCGGTTGATCAATCGGATTTTATGCGTTCGGGCGGCAAACTTTTTGATGATTAAGGAGGCCAACAATGGCTAACGTATTAACTAACCTTGCTGCTGACATTTATGTCGCGGCTGACGTAGTGGGTCGAGAGCTTGTTGGCTTCATTCCTGCGTCTACCATTAACGCAAACGGATCAGAGCGAGTCGCTAAAGGCGATACCGTTCGAGCATCCTTCACACGAGCGGCGACTGCTGTAGATGTGTCTGAGTCTATGACTGTTCCAGAAGGGACTGATCAGACTGTTGACAACAAAACGCTGTCTATCACTAAGTCTCGCGCAGTACAAATCCCTTACACTGGGGAAGATGTACGGCACTTGAACAACGGTATTGGCTTCGAGACTGTTTACGGTGATCAGATTGCACAAGCAATGCGAACGCTCTGTAACGAAGTAGAAACCGACTTGGCTGTTGAGGCGTATACCAATGCTTCACGCGCTCACGGTACTGCTGGAACGACTCCGTTTGGCACCAACAACCACGCTATTGCAGAGATGCGAAAGATCTTGGTTGATAACGGTATGCCTACTGAACAGGATCAGGTCTCCTTGATCTTGAGTTCTTCTGCCGGTGCTAACTTGCGTAAGCTCGCTGCATTGCAGGAAGTCAACAAATCAGGTAATGACACTTTGCTCCGTCAAGGTATCTTGCTTGATCTGTTCGGCATGGGAATTCGTGAGTCTGCTCAGATCCAAAGCCATACCAAAGGAACGGCTACTGGGTTAGACGCAAACGGCGGCAACGCTGTCGGTGACTCTGTTATCGCTCTTGATGGTGGTGACGGCGGCTCCTTGTTAGCTGGTGATATCGTTACCTTTGCTGGCGATACCAACAAGTACGTTGTGAACGGCGGTTTCACGGCTGCCGCTGGTAATGCAACTCTCGGTACTCCAGGCTTGCAAGCAGCACTTGCTAACGCTGCTGAAATGACGATTGGTGACAGCTTCTCTGCTAACATCGCAATGCACCGTAGAGCATTAGAGCTTGCTATTCGCGCTCCTGCTGTACCTGAAGGTGGCGATTTGGCTGATGACTCCCTGATCGTTCAAGACCAACGCAGTGGATTAGTCTTCGAGGTTCGTGTTTATCGCGGGTATCGTAAGTCTATGATCGAAGTTGGTGTTGCATGGGGCGTTAAGGCTTGGAAGCCTGACTTCATCGCTACTTTGCTTGGCTAATATTGGCTAATGCTAGATGATTGGGGGCTTCGGCCCCCATGATTCTTACTTGAGGATAGGTAATGGCGCTTATTATCGAAGACGGTTCAGGTGTAGCGAACGCTAATAGCTATGTAACTACGACAGAGTGGGATACTTGGGCAACTGCTCGCGGTATCGCCCATAGTCACAGTGCAAGCAAGATCGAGGAGCTAATCCTCACGGCAATGGATTACATCGAAGCGCAGAATTTCTTGGGACGCAAAGCAACTGATGCTCAGTCGTTGCAGTGGCCCAGAACAGAAGTATACATAGACAGTTACTCGGTTAACTCAGATGAGATACCGAAAGAGCTAAAGAATGCAGTTTATGAAGTTACTAGAACGGTTTCTGATGGCAATTTTGCGCTATCTGCTAGAGACAGACAGACCACCCAAGAGAAAATTGGTGAAATAACAGTAACTTACAAGAACAACGCAAGCATGAACAAAGAAACGCCAGCAGTTAGATCTGCTATTAGGAAGATCATCAAGCCAGTCAACGGAGTATCTAGGGCGTGAGCTTTAATTATACAGCCACACAATCGACTGCTACTAGCATCTTGACGAAGTTTGGCGAGGATGCCACTGCGACTAGAACGGGCGGGGCTAGTTTTAACCCTACAACCGGATCTTATACAGGCGGAAGTACGACCACAATTACCGGCAAAGCTGTAAGGTTAAACTACAGCAAATCGGAGATTGATGGCGAAATGGTACAGAGAGACGATGCTAGGATGTACTTCCAGGCTGGCAACGGATCTCCTGAGATAGATGATAACATTCTGTTTGACTCAGAAAATTACAGGGTTATGGATGTCGTTACCATAGCCCCATCAGATACGGATGTGCTCTATGAGCTTCAAATTAGACGTTAAGGCTTGGGCAGAGGAGACTGGACGAGATGTCGTTGCCGCCAAGAAGGGCGCGGCATTGAAGTTGATAGAAAATGTGTTGGCTGACACTCCTATAGACGAAGGAGTTCTGATTAACAACTGGCGAACTGGGATTAACACGAGAAACGGCAGAAGTCTAAAAGGCGCAGACCCAAGCGGCTCAAGAGCTTTAAGTGAAGCAAAGACTAAGATTAAAAAGGTTATAGGCGATGAGACTATCGTATTCTCTAATAATCTACCTTATGCCCCAGTGGTTGAGTTTGGCTTGTACCCTAACCCGCCGAAGAACCCTACAGGAAAGACGATCAATGGCTTTTCTACCCAAGCGCCAAAAGGTATGAGCCGAATAAACGTAGAGAGGATGGCCGTATCTATGAGGAGAGACAGAGAAGGCTTGATAGTAATTGGTAAACAACCATGAGCACTGTATTCTCTGACATTAGCGCAGCACTAGACGCAAGGCTTAACTCTTTGAGTGGTAGCGCCCCGATTGCTTGGCCTAATACAGTTTTTAAGCCGACCAAAGGAACTTTATATTTGAGACCGTCTCTGCTGCCGGTTTCATCTGCCCAAATTGGGCTAGGGACTGCTGGACTAGACGAACATGCTGGTATTTACCAAGTGGACGTTTATGCTCCATCAGGCAAGGGAAGGAATGAGGCAGAAACAAAAGCGGATTCTGTTGCAGATCACTTTAAGCGAGGCACTGATCTAACTTATAATGGCGTAACAGTTCGTTTAGGCGACACCTCTCGGAATGAGGGATTAATCGTAGATGACAGGTTTGTTATCTCAGTCTCAATCAACTATTCGGCTCATGTAGCCCCAAGGTAAAACATTATGACTATTGCAACAGGTGCTCGGCATGACATGGCCTACGTCGAGGAGCTAACTTTTGGAACGACTCCAGCGAACCCAACGCTAATCCCTATCCGACACACAGGCACAACTTTAGGTCTGTCTAAAGATGCCATCGAGTCTGAGGAATTGCGGGAAGATCGACAGATCGCCCATTTCCGACACGGGAACAAAGCGGTTTCTGGTGACATTAACTTTGAGCTGTCTGCTGACTCGTTTGATGACTTTATTGAGGCGGTTATGTGCGGCAGTTGGACTACAGACGTAGTAAAGACTGGCACTACCTCAAAATCGTTTACAGTCCTTCGGCATCACACCGACATCAATAAATATATCAAGGCAACTGGTTGCTCTATTAACAGCATGAGCTTGTCAGTCGCACCTAACTCAATGGTTACAGGCTCTTTTTCTGTTATCGGCAAGGATTTAACGGCATCAGGGACAGGAATTACCGGCTCAAGCGATGGAACCGCTACAACTACCGACCCGTTCGACAGCTTTTCAGGCTCCATCTCAGAGTTCGGATCTCCCATCGCGGTTGTTACAGCTCTTGAGTTAAATATTGAGAACGGCATGGAAGCGCAGTATGTCGTTGGGTCTTCAACCAC